TTTCAAAAACAAATAAAAAATAAAAATTTTTACGCGACATTGAACCTCCGACGTTCTGCAAACCTACCATGGTAGTTTAGTTATGGATTTTGACACAGACAAAAAATATACAAAATCTAAGGAAACTTTACTATGCTTTTTAAGCAGACTTCCTATAAGTTCCAGAAGGACTTGTCACCCAAACAAACATCAATTGTGTTTGTTCGGCGCATGTAGGCTATAGTAAGTAGCACTCGTCACACTACTTTAGTTTTAGATTTGATCTAGCTAATTTTGTTCCCACAACTTTTACCTATCCCAGCTAGTCTGGTACTATCAATTCGATATAGTGTTAAAAGGAGGATTGCGCCGTTTCATCGCGTGGGTGGTTTGGAAAGTGTTTACACTTTTCAACCACCCGTCCGGCATTGCCGGACATTTCTTAAAATCAATGTTTTAATTTATTCTTTTACTCAACTTAAGGGCAATTCATATGGAGACAACAAATAATTCCTTCGCTTCAAATGATATGCCTCGTGAACCAAACAACGGTCCTGTTCGTGAACCAACTGTCGATGCGGTTCTTCGTGAAAATAACGATGAACCAATTCGTGAAGCACCTGATCCTGTTCCTGATAAACCTAGAGAACCTGATCCTGCTCCTGTTCATTTTGGAAACAGTCCAAAACAAGAAGCCAAACCACCAGATAAGAAATCCTGGTTTAGTTGGTTGTTTAAAAGTTCACAAAATCATGAACCTCAAGATGTCGAGATACGTGTCGACGGAAATGTCGACACTGATACTGCGCGAACTACTCAGCAAGAAATTCACCGTTTATTTAATGAACTTCCAGATTCAAAAATGGATAAAAGGGTTGCGTCTGAGCTCGTATGGGCTTGGGTAACAACGCACTCTGATATTGTTGTTGACGCTGAAATCGAAATTCCACAGTATATTCGTTTCATCACGGATTACGGTTCTCTTAAAGGACCTGAACTTGCTGCCGCTATTTTGCGTGAATCAAAAATTATCAAAACACGTTTTTCTTGTGCAGCTTGGGTTCTTTATTCTATTACTGAATCGTATGGCTCTGGACTCTTTCCAGGTGGAGCAGTTTTTATGTTACGAGACCATGTTCAATTGTATACACTTTATCAACATTTGTTGAATGAACCTCATTCGAGTACGGATCTTTACAAACTTGGAAATGCTTATACGCTTGATGCAAGATTTCAATTGCTCGGATTTAAGCTTACAGAACACCCTATGTCTCCTGTAACTGAGTTTCTTTTCAATTTCACAAGGTATTACACGTCACCGATTCGATTGTTTTATTATTTATGGGATCCTAAACGTAATTTTACCACTTGGCATGAACTTGGACTCGACGTCGTATCAGTATTTCTGTATGTTTGTGCTCAAATTACCTTCCTTGTTTTAACTCCTCAGTATTTTGCATTTATGGCTGTTTCTACCACCTATTTTTGGTGGAGATCTGGTTTTCTTCGACTTCTTGTTGTTTGTAAAGGTAGACTTTCTGAGGTTAGGAGAAATATTAGTGAAAATCCTCTTTTATCTTTTCTTGCCGTGGTGGTCATGCCTGCAGTTGTATGTTTAGCCATTTATAATGCTTATTATTTCGCATTTGGCAAACATGATGAAGAGCTCAAACAGATCAACAAACGTCGTGGAATACAATTCGTCAAACTTGGTTACTCAGATCAGGATCTTGAGAAAGTTGCTAAGGCAGCTGGTATTACTCTTGCTGAATTAAAAGCATCTGCCAATGAAGTTGTTCTTCATTCTGGTAAGGGGGAAATGTCTCCTGATGAGCAGAAACAACAAGAACAAAAACGTGCAGAAGCTGGTAAAGCTCATCAATTTGAATTTAATGCCAATCTCAAAGATACTGCTGGTTTTTTCCAACCATTCGTCCGAGCTGTAGCCGAAGATAACGATATTAAACCCGACGCAGAAAGAGAACAGATGATGGAACAGTGGAGATTTGATCAAGAAAGGATTAAAATCCAAGCCGAAGAGCGTGGTAAAGCTGAACTTCGATTTAAACAAAGAACACTTGCACAAGACACCAGTTTGGTTGCTTCCATGTTAAGTAGTACTATGGGTATTCTTAGCAGTCTTTGTCATGTTACTGGTCAAGCTGTGCCAATTATCTATTGGTTTGGCGTATTGGCGAGTAGCTCATTATCTCTCGCAGCCGGCACATTGAAGTTCTTTGGTAATGATAGTAGTGTTTCAGAAATGAAAGAATCTTTTGTTGCTGCCTTCGTTCCACCAGGATTAAATGAAGATAACAAATTTATTGCTTTTTACAAGAAGAATTTTGGTAGTGAAGCTACCGCTAAACGTAAAGTTACTTCTTATGCACTTTCTGCTCTTATTGGTATTTTTGTTATGCTTATTTTCTTCTGGTTAAGAAAAGCACACAAGCGTCGTACTATTCGTGCTGCAATTTTACACACTCACAACCATCCTCGTTGTAAGTGTAAGTTTGATCCGGATGATATTCGTAATGTCACCACGATTTGTTATAATTGCCAAGTTGCTGATGCCTGTCTTGAAGATTTAAATTTAAATATCGATATTGATAATTGGTATAACGCAATTAAAGAAGATGGTACTATCGGAAATTGGCGTAGAATTGAGTACCATGGCGGTGACGATCATGGATCAGGTCGTAGTGATCGCGGATCAAGTCGTAAAAAACAAACTATGAGTGACAAACGCAATAAAGATATTCAAGGTAGAAACCGTTCTCAACAAGATAATTTGGATGATGATATTAATCAGTCTGAAACTGCTATGAATGATAAATCTGATTTCAAAAGACAAATTGCTGAAGATAGAGTTGCCATGGACGACCAGAACACTAAAGAGAAACCTGAAAATGCTACTTTTTATAAACATGAAAAGAGTGCTCGTCCGGCTAATGTTGTTGAAATCAGACCAAGTGATACTGTTCGTAGTATCTTAGAGTATGGTAGTGTTGAAGATAAGCGTTTGATTGAAGCAATTAAAAAAGTTATTCCAACAACTGAAGATGTTTCTGTTTCTTTTATCAGTCCTCAGAATGTTGAGAATTTGCCTAAATCAACTTACATCTCGCCTGGAAGAGTAAAAATTTCTTCTGTCACAACTCAGAGAATTGAAGATATTTTGAAAAATATGCAAAACAATTATTACTCTGAACTTGGTGTTATTGTCAATAACGTTCCTATTCGTTTCAATTTTGATCCTGCTAATAAGAATGGTGAACTTCGCACTGTTCGTAAGTACATCAATTCTTTGACTCAATTTGACTCTCATATCATGGTTCAAGTTGGTAATACTGGTTGGATGATGTTACCTCGAACTTATAATTCTGGTCCTAGTGGTGAAATACAAACAAACTCCGGTATTAAAGCCAAAAATGTTTATGTCATTCGCGTTCGATCAGGAAATGAGATGGTTTATGGCAAATGCGCTTTGTTGGCGCCTGTCTCTACTGTTGGTCGTGAAGGAGCTAATACTGAATTGCACACAGTATCACATCTCTTTTACAATGGTTTTGAGTGGTGTGCTAATCCAATTATTGAGGTCTATCATAATGGTTTTTGGCATGTCATTCCTTATACAACCATCTTCCAAGTTAAAGTTGGTAAGCGACCTGTCGACATGGTTATTATTCCATTTAAAAATAATTTTATCGAGAATGGTGTTCACATTGCTATACCTTATCAAGGATTGAGAGTTGCAAGTGATTATTCTCGTGAGGAACCCGTTTATGCATTGCATTCAGCTTGTGGTTCAACTGAAACTATTGTTTGCGTTGGAACGAAGCGACCTATGGTCGATATGCTACGCAATGAATGTTTCATGACAGTTAATGGTCTTAATGCTGGTGATTCTGGATCACCTGTTTTCAACAGTGAACATCAACTTCTTGGTTTTTATTGTGGCACTATTGGTGATGAGCAGTATTTTCAAGCTGTTCCAAATCCTCTTGCTGTTGATGCTGGTTATACTGCAAAATTTGTAGCACGACTTAACCAAGCTCTTCATGGCTACACTACTGCTCTTGTTCCTCATGAAAAATCTCAAACTGTTTTCTTCGGTCATATTACTGATTATGACAAAACGCGAAATAAATCTAAAATGTATCGTAATGAAGATGCCGCTTTGCAAACAGTTATTGATTCTGTCATTGATGAATTACCATCTGAGAAAAAAGAGCTTTTGAGTCTCTATGGTGTTTCCCAAACTGGTAATGAAATGCCACCAAATTGGAAGAAAATGCTTAGAGAGCGAGATTTCAAACCTGACATTCCTGCTTTTACTGCGGCCACACGTATTTTTGATGAATACTTGGCTTCTTGTTTTGCAACTTTCAAACCTTCAACTTTAACTTTCGATGAAAAGATGGCTATACTTCGACAGTTTATGCAAACGAAAAAGAAAGATTCGTCTGCTGGTTATTGGGGTGACTTACACGGTTGTACTCTCAAAGGTCAAATTGCTAATAATGATGCAGTTTGGGGTTTGTTAATGCAAGACGTTCGTTCTTGTATTTTTGATGGTGTTATTCCTGTGCCTGTTTGTTATGCGTCTGAGAAAGAAGAATTTCGACTTGCTGAAAAAGTCAACAGACCGCGTGTTTTTGCCACTGTTGATGTTTTTTGGTTTGTTATTGAATGGTACTACTTCAATGAATTTGTTCAACATTTCAACTCTCTTCCTTTTCAAACCAAAATGTCCTCTGTCGGCTCTTCTGAATGGAAGGGTGGATATGATGCTTGGATGCACTGGTCTCTTCAACAAGAAGAACGAGGAACTAGTGATATTGAAGACTTTGATGGTTCCAATGTTGTTGAGTTTCGTAAACATATAATCAATCGTGTCTTACCTTGGTTGTATCTTGAAACTTCTGAAGAATTGGATACGGCTGAACGTATTATGTCTGCTATGATTGGTATGAAATATTTTGTTCTACCTAAAGGTCTTGTTTATATGGTTTGTGGTAAAGTTGTATCTGGTGAATACATAACTCTTATCATTAATACTTTGACTTTGATTTTTACTTCCATTTATGTTTATTGTCGTAGTCACAGCGTACAAACTTTTGCCGAATTTCGTAGAGTTGTCAGTCTTCTACACACCGGTGATGATTTGTTTGGTTCTGCCACCAAAATGTTTTGGGATATGTATGTTCAAGCATGTTCAGAGTTAGCTTTCAAGGTGCAGCGTAAGTGGGGCGACAAATTTGAAGAAACTTCTTTCTGTGCCAAACATCCGATTTACAGTTCATATCGTGGCGGTTATTTCTTTTTTCGCGTCGATGAAGCTCGTCTTCTTCAAGTCATCAGTAAACAGAAACGTAATGCCAATTTGGCCAATGTCACCATTTACATTGAAAAAATTACAAATTTACTTTGGTACACTTTTGCATATCCATATATGTATCATTTTCTTATTGAACTTTACCAGCGCGTTCGTGCTTACGCTGCTCGTATGACTTCTACTCGTTTTACTCGCTCTGACGAAAAAGAACATTTGATGAAAATCAAAGCAGTTACTTTTTTCGATATCGTTCAGATGCAATTACCAACACTCCACTTTTTAAGCGATTTTAAAATTAAAGTCTCAGCGTCGCTTTTAAACTTAATACTACAATCAATGAACTTCAAATTTTATGGCAATTATGGTGGACCAGGTTACTCTGATGGAAAATTTGGTCCTTATTCTGGCGCAGCTAAAGCTGTTGATAAACTTGACGAGGCTTTCAAAGAACATGATGCTGCTTATGCGAAATCTCTTACTTTCGAGGAAGAGCGTTTAGCTGATCAGCTTCTTGCAAAGAAGGCTTATGATCTCGGGTTTGCTGGAAAACTTACATGGTTGGGAATGAATTTGAAAAATTTTTTGGGTATTTCGTATGGAAACTTAAAACCTTCAATTCTTATGCCAAACAACAAAAAGAACAAACGTATTGAAAAACAAATTAAGAAAATGCATCCTACAAAACGACAACTCGAAGTTTTCGAGGCTGCTGTTATGAACAAACAGCAACAGAAAGCAGCCAAAGGTACAAATGTTATCAAGGCCCTTTCAAACAAAAAAGTTCACAAACCGCGTCCTGTTCAAGCACCACCTCGACGCACACGACCTGTTGGTACCGTTGGTAATGCTACATCACCTGGTATTTCCATTTCCGCTTACAACTTACCTAAGCCAGTTATTACTAGCAATAAAGTAAAGGCCACTATTCTCTTGAATGGTGAGGGAGGCGAATGGTTTCCTGGACAAGTTATTGAGTATCGTACACTCAATCCGTACAATTATGGACAATATTTTTATCAGCATGCTGATTTTCATACTTTGTTCAGATGTACCACTGCCAAATTGCACTGGGTTCCTAACATGTCTTTAACTGACACTGGTATGCTCACTGCATTTTATATCAGCGCTATTTCTAGTGTTGATGAGTTTATTGAGTATGACGCATCTCTTGTTGGTCATTTCGACGTGGGTCAGACTGCTAATTTGGGCAACAAAACTTGGACTGCCAATCAACCTGTCACTTGGAGCGTACCAGTTAAATCTAACAACAAACAAGGGCTGAAAGGTCCTATTGGTGGTTGGTATTATTGTGATCCTAATCACAAAGACGCTCAGCAAGAACCTGAATTTAGTATGCAGGGAGCTTTTGTTTTTGGTTGTGCTGCTGCTGGCAGTGCTGCAATTACTGGTCAGCTCTTCCTTGAGATTGAGTTCGAGTTTAAAAAACAAGAATTCACTCCAGGAGCTGTTGTTGCTACTATGTCCACCAACACTCCAGTTGGTGTTACTCTTTTTAGTAATGCTGCTCTTTGGAATTTCAGTACTGATAATGATTTTCCTCTCGAACACTGTGTTGGTTGGGGTACTAATAATCTTGATTTTACTGACAGTGGAGTCTTGTTTAAATTTATGGAAGTTACTGCTACTATGACTGTTAGTACTGGTACTAATCCTGTTCTTACTTCCACAAATACAACGTCTACTTTCGAAACTCATACCACCACTACAGGTTGTTCTGTTCTACTCAGCAATGTTTTGCAAAACTCTTTTGTTTTTTCTATTGCTGGAGCAACAACTTTGGATATGACTATCACTTTCAAGTTGTACGAGACCAGTGGCTCTTTCGTTTTTGATCCGAGCAATTTAACTCGTGTTGTTAAAAAGGATCATAACATTGGTAAGATTGTCCAAGCAAAAAACATCAAAAATAGAGTCTCTTCTAAGGAAGAGCATGTCGTAACTACGCCATTTGAGTTGCCTACTCTAGGAGTTAATTTTTCTCCAAAAGTAGAATACACTCGTGCTCGAGTAATCGAGCTCATGACCGTTCAGGGTTTGTCCTTGAAGATCATTTATGTGATGGCTAAGTACGACCTCGACGAAGATCAAGCATCTTGCTTTCTCGACGAG